CAAATAATGAATAATATTCTCTGTTTTAACTAAATATAAATCTTTGGTATATCTTGGATCTCTAAACCAATACATTTCAGAAATTTTAAAATCATTGATATTTCTTAACGCTTGATCATATATCTCATAATAAATTTGGTCATAACCATTTGGTGTTGAAACCACAATTACTTTACCCCCTGTGGATAGGGATGCCATACAAGCCGCCCAAAAATCACTATCAGCCTCAATAAATGCTGCCTCGTCAAATACAAGTATTGTGGGGGTAAATCCACGTAAAGCATCTTTTGATGTTGCAACCGCCTTCACTTCAGACCCATTATTTAATTTATAATGTTTTTGTGCGTTTTTATCTACAGCAAATCCAATACCGACCCAAGCGGGCCATTGAGAAATAAACGCCCTAATTTTATTTGCCATTTCTTGAGATGTGTCAAGTTTATTAGCAATAATAAGAATTTTTTCAGGTTTATTTTTTTTTGCAAATGCCAATTTTTTTGATGCCCAAGCGGCGGTTACAGTTGTTACTCCGGCTTGTCGATATTTTAGGGCAATGTTCTCATTATAATTTTCATAATCTTCTAATAATGATATTTGATCGGGAAATAACTCTAACGGTACGTATTGTGAAACCGTATTATCATATGTTTGTAAGTAAGTTTTTAATGCGTAAGTTGTGTCTGTCATACATTTAACATACTCTAACATTACTTGTTCTTTAGATAAACCCATAAAAGTTTTTATTGATAAATATCAAAACCCCCAGTTATTTTCATAAAAGGGGGTTTTTAGTTATTTTAATAAATTATTAAAGACCTAATTGTTTAAGAATGTCATCATCATCTTCATCATATCCAGGTTCATCTTCATCATCATTTTCGTTATTAAATTTATCGTACTGACTTTTAGCATCTTTCAAAATTTCTTCAAATTTACGTTTTGCCTTATTATTATCATTTTCATTGTCAGAAACAACATTTGCAATTACATTTTTTAAAAATTCTTCTGCAGGAATACTGTAAAGAATTTTTTCAAAATAAGGTTCATATTTTCTACCGTCGGCATCCATTAATTCATAAGGTAGTAATGTTCTTAATTTTCTAACTAACTCACCACCAACTCTAAATTGTGCTGGTTCATTTAACATGTTATCTGTTTGTCCCATAATATCATGAGCCATTGATGGGTCCATTCCTCTCCATTGTTCTCGTGACGGAACCATTTTAAATGATTTGTCTAATTCATGTAATAAAATTGGGAATATTTGACCGTTACCATAATATGTGTCAACATCATTTTCACCATCACTATCATCAAATTCTTCTTCATCATCATCATCATCATCGTCACCACCACCATTTAATTTACCTGAATCTCCAGCGGCATTACCACCCAAACTATCGATTAACTGTTGATCAGTAAAATACATTAAATCATTTGCTGACATAATTTTATTATATAATGAGTATAATCTTGGATTAATTTCATCTAATCTATCTTTATATAGTTGATAAGCAAATTGACCTCTTTTACCGGATCCTTGGATTAGTGCGTTAATTACATTACGTTTTTCAATTTCAAGTTGTCGTATTTCATCTGGAGTTAACTCATCTACATCAAATGAGAAATTTGCCGGTAAGTCCAATTTTTTACTTTCTTTTGGTTTCATTTGAAACGCTCCGGGGTCAACAGGTTGTTCACCTAAAAAAGTTAACATGTTAAAATAAGGAAACTCATAAATAACCCCCCCGTTTTGACCAGGTTTTTTAATTATTGTTTTTTGTTTTAACGATTGACTCATTGTAATATTTGGTGACATATGACCTCTTTCTTTTGCTGATATCTCAACTGCAAGGTCTCTCAAAGCTTCTCTATTTTGACTAGTTTCAAGACTCATTACCTCTCTTACTGCTGCCATTTGTTCCATTTGTATTGATCTTTTTACTGATGGATCGGTAATATTTTCTTCCGTACCATAATAACGTTTTACGGAATCAACAATCTCCTTAAATCTTTTTCCTGCAATTCTCTCAACATCGGAAACTCCCTGTCTAAAAGATCTATTTTTAGCATATAATCCTTCGGGATCCTCAATTGAGGATTGAACCCTTGGGTCCATTCTTTCTGGATAATCTCCGTAATCTACAGGAGCTTCTTTAATTAATCTTTGTATTAATCTTTCTAAATATTTATTATCCATTGTTATTGAAATACTTGTTTAATTAACCCAATAAAATCTTGTTTCATTTTTTCTTTATTTTTTTTCTCTCCTCTTGGAGATTCTTTAACTCCAGGGTTAGGGTCTTTAAAGGGGTTACCTCTTCTTTTTGGGGGTGTTCCTGGTTTAGTCGGAGCATCTTTTTCTTTTGTTCTTTCTTTTTCTTTTGTGTCGTTTTCTTCCATTGAACCCATAATCGGCATCATTTGATTTGGTCTTTTCATTCTTTTACCTTCAATGCCAGATTCATGTGAAAACATACTCATTTTTTTTGGGTTTCGCAACATCATGGAATTATTTTTTTCCATTTTTTCTGAAATTGTTTTTAGAATATCTCCTTTAGTCATTTTTGGTTCAATACGTCTTTCAATCATTCCCACTATTTTGTCTTCTAAAAATTTTTCATAAGCCTCATCCATTTTTTCAGGATTTTTCTTTTTGGGCATTGTCTTGTATTGTTTTTTTGATGTTGAATCAGAAAACTCTCTTGCCAATTCACACCATTTATTCTTTTTAACACCTTTACTTGTGTTACATTTTGCCCAAAAGAAATTTTGTTGAGATTGAGATTCAAACTTTTCTTTTAATTCACTTTCCGTAGTCGGCATACCATCTTCAGTTGCGTCAGGATCTTTTACAATATTAAATGTTGAGTCCTCATCCATTTCAGTTTTTTCATATACTTCATATGGTTTTTTCTCTGATTGTAATTTTGATTGAGTTGCTGAATCAGCACTAGAAACCATAGTTATTTCATTAGTTTCTTTTTTATTAAATCTTTCCACTAAAGATTTTGTTTGTGAATCATTTAATTTTGAAAGAAAAGACGATGATAAACCGTTTTCTAATAAAAATTGTATGTCTTTTTTAGTTCTCATATACTACTTTTTTTTCAAATTCAAGAACAATGTCTCGCTCGTATAGTTTATCTTTAACAACTTGTTCCGTTTCTCCAAATTTAAAGACAAGTCTTTTTATAATGGAAAAATCAATATCATTATTTTCTTTTTCCCAACCTAAAGATATAACACCATCCATAGAATCTAACATTGAAAATAAATCAGAATCTTGAATTAACTCTAAACTAACCTCACCATTTGTTAACACACCAACTTTTTTAATATGTTCAACATCTGGTGGTGTTGGATATCCATTTGCGGGTTTTAATTCCCAATTGTCTCCCCACACTTCTAATGTATCAGAAAAAATAAATTCATAAATGTTATCCCCTTTATAGTTAGGACCCATTCCATTTATGTAAATTAATTTATTCATGAAATTGATCCATTTCGTGTAATCTTAGTATCAGGAATACCATTACCGTTATTAAAAATTAAATTTCCTTTATTAGTAACACCAACCAAAGAAGATTTTGGGTTATTTTCCATAAATTTTAATGATGATCTTTCTTGTCTTATTGATTCTGATAATCTAACAATCTCGGATTTATTAAAATCACTCATTTCTTTTTTTAATTTTCTTTGATTTTCTTCTTGTATTGTTTTTTCTTTAACATCAGTATTAAAATATTTTGAAATAATTCTATCAATTTTTGATTCTCCAAATGTTCCGTGAGATAAAGTTGGATATGATTTATGTTTCATTTTTGATCCGTGTCTTGGATATTCATCTTCATCTTCTTCATAATCATTTAGATCAAACATACTGTCTCCCATTGTTAATTCTTGTCTCATGTTTCTACTAAATGCTGACGGAATTTTTTCATTAAGAGCGTCTTCTAAACTCATAATCTCTTTCATTTCCCCTCCTTCTGATGGTGGAGGTAATTCTTGATCACCCATATCAAATTCTTCATCACCCATTCCTTCTTCATCGCCCATTTCAGGATTGTCATTAACATCTTCTTCTTCAACACCTTCTAATCGGTCAATTATTTCTTCTACATCGTCATCATTTAAAGTTGTTAAATCTAATGAAGATAAAACAGAATTTATAACATATTTAACGTCATCTCCACTCATTTCTTCTTCTTCATTACTATTATAAGCTCTAATTTTTTGTGCTAATTTACCTGTAAGTTTTTGAATAATTTTCATTGTAACTGGTTCGTCATCATCCCCTTCTTCATCTGATCCCATTCCGTCAAAATCAACATCTTCATCAGAAGATAGTGAATCGTCAGTTGCCACAGGTTCTGCTGTAGGTGCTGCAACAGGTGCTGCAACAGGTGCCGCAACAGGTGCCGCAACAGGTGCCGCAACAGGTGCTGCAACAGGTGCCGGGGTTTGTTCGTCAAGTTCAATATCATCTGTACCATACGACTCTTCGTTTGTAGGTCTTCTTTTTAAGATGTATTTTTTGTCTTCATTAAATAATGAAGTCCCGTTCTCATTTTCAAATAAAGTATTTAATTCTTTAGCGATTAAATTCATTCTTTTGAATGCTTGAGAATATGATGCGTAATATTGTCTATTTTTCATAGGTGCAATATATTCGTTTTCAGATTCATTAATTGATTTCTTTATAATATAACCCGATTTTTCTTTTACAATTTGGTATTTATGTCCATCTGCTAAATTGATAGAGTATTCTGTAGATTTAGATTCATTAATAGAATTTGGAACATTCTCTTTGTAACGAGAAATTTCAATAATTCTTCTAATTTTATCCATTCCTTCTAATTTTTCACTACCAATCGGTCTTAAGTTTCCCATTTTTTTGTTTTTTTAAAAATATTATTTTTCTTATAAATATATTAATACTTATGTTTATTTGTTGTTTTATAAAATTATTGTTTCATGGATAACTTTTTATCCAATATAGTTGTAGCTAAATTATGTAATTTTTCAATATATCCGTTCCGTCTTAAAATCTTAAACACTAAATTCTCTGTTGAATATTCCCCATCTTTTTCTAATCCACAAGTCCTATATTTTTTAAGTTTTTTCTTATACTTATCGACAAGTTCTTTTGCGGTGTCCATATCCTCATCCTCAATGTTTTCTATAACACCGTCTATTATGTTCATCCATTGTTTAGATTTTTCTTTTAATAGATTTTTATCTATGTTAATGTCTTCTTTTTCTGGTTCATTTGACCACTCGTCAAAAAGTATAGAATATACTCCACTACTAAAATGAGTTTCAACCTCATTTTGAACATAAAGTTCTACCTCATAACCAAATATTGTTATATCGTGATTCTTATTAAAAATAATTTTCTTCAAGTTAAATAACTTTTCATACAATTCAATTTGATTTGGTGGGTATTGTGAAAAATTAGCAACTATGTGTAAATCAAAATCAGAAAATTTTGACCAGTTATAATTAGATAATGATCCCGTTAATATAATGTCTGTTATTACAATATCAATATCTAAAAAGTCAATAAACTCATGTGCAATCTCTAATAATCTTTCTCTAACTTCAGATTTCATAGCAGGAGTACCACCATTTAAATCCCAAATTTTTGGATTTAATTCTTTTTTTGGTACAAAACTTTTTAGTATTTCATTATTATCCATTACTTATAAATATAATGGTTTTTAAATTAAGATATTTTTATATATTTAAAAACTTTGGATATTTGTGAATTAAAAAAACTACCTTGTGATTTTGCAGATCTAAATTGGGTATAGATTTGATGAGGAACATCCTCATATTCATAAATCATTCCATTTTTAAACTCAGCAACAAGTTTTTTTGTTTCAGTATCGTATTCCGTTTTAATTAAATTACTTGATTCAATTTCATTTAAAATTTTTGTTCCCTTAATTTCTTCTTTAATAACTCCCATAATCTTTTATTTTAAATATATTTATAAAAAAATAAAAATACACCTTATATACTTTTTAATAAAAAATTATTACATTTATAAAAAAACAAATATTATGATTGAATTTCAAGACGAAAACGAAAAAGGAAAAAAGAAACCAGACAGTAGTGGAGGAACTCCCGTTTTAGACAACTTTAGTAGAGATTTAATAAAAATGGCAGAGGAAGGAAAATTAGACCCTGTAATTGGTCGAGAAAAAGAAATTTTAAGAATCGCTCAAGTTTTATCTCGAAGAAAAAAAAATAACCCAATAATAATTGGTGAGCCAGGATCCGGAAAAACGGCAATTGTTGAGGGTTTAGCAATGATGATTTTTAATGGTGAATGTCCTAAAAACTTGTCAGATAAAAGAATTGTATCTTTAGATATGAATTCGGTTGTTGCTGGAACAAAATATCGTGGTCAATTTGAAGAACGAATGAAAATTATAATTGAAGAATTACAGTCTAACCCAAACATTGTTGTTTTTATTGACGAAATTCACACAATGGTGGGAGCGGGAAACAGTTCCGGATCTTTAGATGCTTCCAATATTTTTAAACCCGCATTATCTAGAGGAGAAATTCAATGTGTTGGAGCAACAACATTAGACGAATACCGAAAACATTTTGAAAAAGATGGGGCATTAGAAAGACGATTCCAAAAAGTAATTGTAGATCCATCAACTAAAGAAGAAACTTTTGAAATTCTTAAACAAAGTAAATCTAAATATGAAGAACATCATAAGGTAAACTATAGTGACGAATCTCTTTTGATTTGTGTTGAACTAGCCGACAGATACATTACGGATAGAGAATTTCCCGACAAAGCATTTGACATTTTAGATGAGGTTGGAGCAAGAATGCAGATCGATATTAAATTACCTGAAGTTATTGAAAAACTTAAATTGGCTGCTCAATCAATTAAAAAAGAAAAACTTGATGTAATTAAACGACAAAATTATGAACAAGCGGCAGAATTAAGAGATAAAGAACGTACTATTGTTTCTAATCTTGAAAAAGAAAAAAGAAAATTTGAGGATTATCTTAAAACAAGTAAAAGAATAGTTTCAGAAGAATTGATTTATGAGGTTGTTTCTAATATGACAAAAATACCTGTATCAAAACTAAACTTGGATGAAAAAAATACTTTGGTTAATTTAGAGTCTTCTCTAAACTTTACAGTAATCGGTCAAGAAGAAGCTGTTATGAAAATATCAAAATCTATTCGACGAAATCGTGTCGGAATTAAAGATCCTAATCGACCAATAGGGTCATTTATTTTTTTAGGATCAACAGGTGTTGGTAAAACATTTTTAGCAAAACAATTAGCAAAACAAATATTTGGAAATGAAGATAATTTAATACGTGTTGATATGTCGGAATATCAAGAGAGACATACGATATCAAGATTAATTGGATCTCCTCCAGGATATGTGGGACATGAAGAAGGTGGACAACTTACTGAACAAGTAAAAAATAAACCGTATTCTGTAATTTTATTTGATGAGATTGAAAAGGCAAATAAAGATATTTTTTCAACATTATTACAAATGTTAGATGACGGACATTTAACTGATGGATTAGGTAGAAAGATCAATTTCAAGAATTGTTTAATTATTATGACATCTAACATTGGAGTTAAAAAATTACATGATTTTGGAACTGGTGTTGGATTTAAAACTAATAGTGATGTTGTTAAAGAAGAACATAAAAGAGATGTACTTAAAAAAGAGTTGGGGAAGTTTTTTGCTCCTGAATTTCTTAATCGTATTGACGATGTTATTATCTTTAACTCATTAAAAAAAGAAGATATAGATAAAATTGTTAAATTGGAACTTGATATTTTATTAAAAAGATTACTTAAAATGAAATATAAGTTTAGTTACAAATTGGAAGTTATTGATTTAATTTCAAAAGTGGGGTTTGACGAATTGTTTGGAGCTCGTCCATTAAAAAGAGCAATTCAAGATAAAATCGAAGATTTAATATCCGAAAAAATACTTTTAAATGAAGTTGTTGAAAATAAAGACTATATGTTATTAGTAAAAGACGATGAAAATATTTTAATTGAGGACCATTCTATTCCTGAACCAAAAAAAAGAGGTAGAAAAAAGAAAGAGGATCAACCACAGTAGTAAAATTAAAAATATTTAATGTTTAGTGTAACCAAGTTCCTCAATCATTAACTTACCAACTTTGATCCCATTGTAAGTATCGTCAACAACAACATATTCATTTGGTGTGTGATAACGATAATAACCAATTGATATATTAAAACAAGGAATATTAAATAATGTATTAACCATATATATGTCCGTATAAGGGTGTTTATGGTACTTTGTGTCAGATGGGAAATGTTCGGTAATTAAACCCCCACCAACTCTAAAGAATTCACTATCACGATCAAACATATTTTTACTCATAAGATATTCAGAAATCATATTGTTCTCAGGTGCATCAAATTGAATCCCATATCCAACATTTTTAAAGAACTCCGGATCTGCGTTTTTTGATCCGTGACAACCAGTTTCTTCAGACACAAAAAATGCTGATTTTAAATTTGGTAATTCCTTTAATAATTCCAAACAACCAAACACACCACATTTATCGTCACCACCAATACCAGTTGGGTGTCCTTTATCGTTATATGCTTTAAGTGATAATTTGATCTCTCCCTGAGCGTTAGGTAACATTTCCTCAACAACGTTAATTGTGTCAATAGTATGTACCGTATCGGTGTGAGCAATCACACACGGGAAGTATTCAATATCTTCATCGGTTTGTTTCGTTGCGTAGATGTTATACATCTCATCAACATAAAACGGAATATTGTTTTCGGTTAACCAATTGGTAATAAATTGGATCATCAAATCCTCTTTATATGTCTTTGTTGGTACGGACAATACTTGTTTTAATAAGTCATAATTTCTTTCCATAGCACAAATGTACGGAAATTATTTCAATATACCAACAATTCTTTTGATTTGTTCAAATAATTCGTATTGGGTCTCAATTCTTTTCAGATCTTCAAAATCTACAGATCTTTTTTGTTCACGGTCATCACTCATGTTATTTCTAAAAGTAACAATGATCTTATTTGTTTTTGGATCAATTTTATCCACCTTAAACATTTTATTTTTATCTGTTTTTATTAGTAACCATTTATCAAATCCATATTCTTTATCTACTTTTTGCTGAATATTAATAAATTCATTATAGTTTGTAAATCTTTCATCATCATCAAAACCTTCATATACTTTTTCTAATTCATTTGCAACAAAACTTTGAAATTTATCATAGTCAACATCACAATTGGTATTATATCTTAGTTCATCCCAACAACCTCTACTATAATTATTTTTATCTAATTTTTCAATTAACGTAGTTAATAGAGTTTTAAGATCTTCATTTTCGGATTTGGTTTGTTTGTACCAAGTTAATAACACTCCAACCGTAGTTTGGAATTTATATCCAAAGTTTATTTCTTTTATTCCAAATTTCATAAACGGATTTACAAATTCAGATCTTATTGTGTCTTTAATTGTATTATAAACACAATCTTCAAATTCTGCACTATATTCACCAACAATTGTAGTAACAAAATCAATGTTTATGTCAGACATTGCTTCTGATATTTTTTTGATATCATAGTTCTTTATTGATGGGTAAAATGTTTTAACAATATTATAAATACTGTTAGAATTTTCATCACTAAGAGCATAATTCATAAAGTCGCCACTTTCCCAATCTTCAATATATTGTTCGTCTTGATAATAGTTATCATAACCCCCATAATTTGACATATGAATGTTCCATTCATATTTATCCTCATCACCAATATCAAAAACGTCTAAGAAATCTTCATCTTTCTCAAATAAAATTGTAACAATTGAACTATTTGGGAATTTTTCATTAAATTTAATTTCATCAATTAAATTATCTCCACCATTTTCATTCCAGTTAGGATCATATCCCCTATAAACTTTTTTCAAGAATTCAAATGTTCTACCAAATATAACTAATGGCGTTAGAAGTTTAAGTGATTCTGGAAATAATTTTCTTAATTCATCCACATCACCAAAACGAATAATATCATCATGAACCCTAATAACACTTGTTTGATTATTTTCCCGATTATGTAAAGATACAATTGGAGTGTCTTCATTAGAACTAATTATGAAATATGTGTCCCCATCATTAAAATTATTATCCCAATTATTACTATAAAAATCCCCACCAAAATAAAATGCGGCATCTTTAGATAATACCTTCACTATCTTTAAATCATCATTTTCAATAATTATTTCTGAATCTCCAGATTCGTATGGGTCATATTTTTTGTTTTCCATGTAAAAATAAATATCTTAAATATTTGGAATTTTTATTTTTTGTCTTATCTTTGTATTTATAATATTACAAGTTATTTGACATATGGGGGTGTTTTTGGATTTGACAGGTATTGGCTGAAGACAAAGGGCACGTGGAGACTGAATTAATCTCCTTAAAAACTGATTCAC